GTCAATCTGTTTGTGGCATTTGCCCAGGGCGGGGCGGGCAGTTTTGCCGGCTCAAATACCTCAGGTGTCCGCATTGCCGCATCCCGCTGTTTGTCCGTCAGTTGGCTGGCAGGCGGCGGTCTCCAGGTGCCGCTTATCGCGCGTCTCATGTCCCGCAGTGTTGCGGCTCTGGCTGGCTGTTCGTCTGCCGTTTTTTTTGCGCCTGGCATCGGCTCGCTCAAAGTCGCACGCGCTGCGCTCAAAGCAGGCATCACGGTCTTTGTCTCATGTGCTGGCGTGCCAGTCGCGCCGGTCCTGCCAGTCCCCGCGCGCCTCATCACCTGGCAGGGTTTCGAGTTCTGGCAATACACCCCAGCAAAGCAAGCCAGTTTATTTTAATCGCGTGTAATTTGGCACGCAAATCATAAGGAGATCACAATGCAAAAAGAACAGTTAGAAAAAGTCATGGCAGAAATCAAGAAAGAAGCCCGCGATTGGTTCAACAATCGCACCAAAGGCACAGCAACCAAAGCCGAAATGAGCGCATACATCGAAGGCGCAACAGCCACTCTGGCAGTAATAGATAAATCCTTCCTGTTAAGTAACGCCGCGCTTGATATGCTGGAACAATTATTTGAGCAAGGTTAATGCCCTGCATCCTGCCCCGATCGTTCGGAGCAGGTCAGGAGGGCACTAAGCCCCCATATAGCGCGGAACGTTTCCGCGTCACACGAAACGGAGTTCTCAAAATGCAAGCCTACACCACCACAACCACGCTTAAGACCAACCAACGCATAGTCGCACTTTATGCGATGGTCGAAGGTCGGCAGGTCAAAGTTTTAGACCTGCGGAATGTCTACGACACAGCCACGCAAAAGCACTACCTGCTCGCGCATGTGCTTTTCAATGGCGCGTCATTGCCCGTATCTGTGTTATTTTCGCGCCTGGCAAACGCCTACGCCACAGTTGAGCAGGTGATCCAATGAACACCACCAGCACACAGCCAGCCACACGCGCAAGCCGTCCGCTGATCAACTACCCGATGTATTTCGAGCGTGATTATTGCCCTGAATGCATGATCGCCCACTGGGTAGAAAAGACCCGTCGAGGTTTAGTCATTTGTCACGGAGAAGACTTTTTCTTCGCGGCACAAACAACCCGCACGCATTACAACAAACACCAGGGCAAAGGCTTTGAATTAATCCCGATGAATGATCGTCAATTAGATTGGCTCATGGCGCAGGAAGTAGACGAACCACAATATATTGACGTTGATCAGGGTTGGTAACAATGCACACCTACGTAATCACTTACTACACCAACGGCGACGGCATCGAGACACAAACCGTAACAGCCGCCAGCCCTGAGCAAGCCATACAACTTTTGGCAGACAATCCACTCGTATCATTTGCACAACTAAAGGAAATTACCGAGATGACTACCCCAACCACCCAACCAATCACACCTGCACAGCAAGCCGCCGAACAATTCCGCGCAGACCTGCGCGCCGATCTCGCCGAGATCATGGACGAGTTGCGCAGCCAAGCCGCCGAACTGGTAAACGTCCGCGCGGACTTGGAGGCAATCCGAGACGGCTTAAAGCAAGCCATCAGCCAGCCCGCTCCCGTTGCCGGCACGTTTGCGGAAATGGTCATAGACAATATCGTTATGACCTATGACGACAAAGGCAAGCCGGCATACAAAGCCACCGGCACACCCTACAACAAATTCGGTGTGCGCGTGTGGGACGAAGTATTGCCAGTCCTGGGGATTGACCCGACCACGCTTAAGCCGGGTCCAAACCCACAGCCCGCACCCATACCCGCGCGAGTGCAGATCGTCACCAATGACGAAGGCAAGCTTTCACCGCGCAAGGTGATCGGCAAGGCGTAATCTTGCCGACTCCGCCAACAGCAACCCAACCCCGCAAGCCAGCCGAAAGCCACTTGCGGAGAAAATGAAAAGGATAAGATCATGGCACAGAAATTCGAGGAATTTATTCAAGAAAACGAAATAGACGAGATAGAGAATCAACACTACAACCAATTTGATTTTGAAGTTATAAAGGTTGACGATCCAACACCATGCCCCGAATGCAAAACAAAAATGCAATATAAGGGATACAAAAAAGACGGCATTTATTTTGCGCTTGCAGTATGTCCCCTTTGTGCCGAATATTTCAGTTTCTAAAAGCCCGCTGCGCTCCCGACGGCATTATAATATCGAGCAACGGTCAATGATACAGACGCTGCGCGCCGCATATCTCGAAGTTGCCCTCAAAACGCTCCGCATAAATGCGGAGCGTTTTTATCTAAATTCCGCGCCTGGAAGCGGTAAAGCGGGACGGTCTGCAAGGTTCGCCAAGATCAAGCCCACTCACTTGCAGACCGTCCCGCTTACCCATCGCCTCGGATCAAAACCCAAGAGCCACCATCTTTTGTTTGTACCCTGTTTCCCGCGCCAACTCTCCGCGTGCGAGACCTGCGCCCCGCTGGCTCAATGCGGCTATGGAGCGGCTGGATACTCGCCCATAGCCAGGTCTTGACAAATTTCCCAATCCGCCTATAATTCCCTGCATGTCAGACCTGACCACATCCCAAGCCGCCAAAAAATTAAATGTAACTGGTCGCACGATCCGCAACTGGATTGATGCGGAGGTAATCTATGCCTACAAACTCAACCCAAAAAGCAAGAGTGTTTATCGCATCCCTCGCACGGAAATTGAACACATTATTAGACTTCGTACTGGGTCCAAAATCCGCAAAGCCCACGCGAAAACCTGAGCCATATGATCCGCTCATCTTATACAGTAAACACAGCATAAAACGCAAGATATACCGCAGCATTAAATAAAAATCCCGCCCCCGATGTCCTACCATCGAAGGCGGTAACTATGAGCCTAATCAGCCATAAAGCAAGTCAGAACCTTTACAACCGAATAGACTTTGGGAGCCTGATGGGTTTCGAACCCACAACATCTACAACTCTGTTCTAAAGGCTGTTTTTAGGTATGACCAGGTGTATTTTACCTTAGATTTGCCATCGGCAGGTAAGCCCGAATAGCCTCAAGTTTCAAGTTTCCAGTATAGTGCTCCACCATCTCAATACTCGCCCAACGCCCCGCCAATTGAACCGTACGAGACGGCGCACCATATATCGTGGCTAGGGTCGCAAAAGAAGATCGAAGATCGTGCGGGGAAATCTTAAAACCTATCTTCCTACTCCATCCCTTGAATATACATCCCATGCCATCCCCGGTAAGAGCCTTACCGCTTCGAATGTTAACGAATAGATTATCGACATTCGCCGCCGGCTTGCGCACCGCAAGCCAGGTCTGGATGATGTGAGCTGTCTCAGGCGAAAAGGCAGCGTATTTATATTCGCCACCTTTGCACAGCGCGAGCGCGGTATTGTTGGTGAAATCAACATCAGCCAATAAACTGCCGCACAGTTCCTCGCGCCGAAAACCGGTATCCAGCCCGTATGCGACAAGAGCCAAGTCGCGCGCTCCGATCGGCGTGTAGGGGTTGAATGACGCCAGCAATTCCAGCGCTTTGTTTGCGTTCAGTGATCTTCGCGGTTTTGGCTTGATCCGCTTAATCCTCGCGCTAAGAGCGGGATGCAGCGAACCAAACCGCCAGCGCAAAAACTTCTGATACGAGTAAAGAACAAACGCCCGTTGAGTGTTTCCCCATTCAGGCTTTTCAATCAAACATAACAATTCTGCCGCGCTTGTTTTCTCAAGGTCAAGGATAGACAACAAGCGAGGCAAGATAACGCGATACTTTTTCTTGGTCGAGTCAGCATAAGGATGCGACGCAAGAAAATCTTCGATCAACGTATTCATTTCAATCTCCATGAATGATACAGAGCCTTGCTATCCCATGGCTCTGCTCAGGTCCCGCGCCGTGAACGCCGGACACGCACAGCCGCCGCCCGACTGACGGAGTTCTCAGGTCTTTCAACCGGACGGCGACATATCCCTATTTTACAACAAAAAGGAGTTCTTATGATAAGCAAGATGTTTTCAACCCTAGCCATTGGTCGCACCAAATCCCAGGGTGTGTGCGTATGGCAGAAAAAATCAGACATTGCCAATATACAGATATTCGAATTACCCGATGGCGCTTTTATCGGACTTGTCCAATATCAAACCAAAGACATGGCAAAGCCAATGCATTTCGAAACCAAGCAAGCGGACAACTTGCCGCAGGCGCAAGACTTCGCCTACTTCATCATGCGCGAAGCATCGGAGAATTTCTAATGCCGCGCCGCACCATTATCTCCGTAAAGGAAATCTACAAACGCCGAGCCTCGGCATGGGAGTGGCACTACAACAACAGAAAGACCGCACGCTCAGCCGGCATGAACACCGAACACATTGCGCAGGTCGTTCAAAGATGCGTCCCTCGACCAGTCATGCGAATAGACGGCACATTGTCGGAAAGCATCGCAGTGATCAAAGGCGTTGATCGCGCCATCAACGAACTCAATTTCACCTATCTACTGCGCGATCTGATGTGCTCATGGTACTGGTCTCAGGCAGGCTGGGATGATTTTGTCGCACAGTTCCAATCCCTGCCCGAGCCAACTGAAAATCACTACCTTTCTTACGAGCCGGAATCAGACACAATTCTAATCGTACCGCTCTCTCAAAGAGAGCCCAACTCGAACAAAGGTACAAAAAAGGTACAGAAAGGTACAAGTGCCCTACTTGTACCTTTTGAGGCGGTAATTCAATGAAAATCACACCCAAAATTGAAGATGTACCTTTTCGGGGTGAGTTGTACCTGAGTTCCCCCCGACTTGTACCTTTGTTAAAGGTACACCTTTCCCCCTATAAAGACACATCCTGCTATATGGCGCTCCAAAAAACCGAGTTGTACCTTTCCCTACTACTACTTCTAAAATTAAATTTTTATATATATACATGCAAATAAAGAAAAGGAGAGTCATATGGAACACAAACAAGCCCTCGCCGTCACAGCATGGATACTTGACCAAATCCGTCCAGCCTGTGAGATCGCGGAGATCTGCGGCTCACTACGCCGCCAGAGAGCGGATGTCCACGATACGGAGATCGTCTGTAAACCTAACACCGCCGCACCACGCCCGGAATGGGGGCAGAAGGCATATAAGTCCAGGCTGGATCAAATCCTCGACAACCTGATCTTCGACGGCGCATTGACCAAGATCAAAGGCGCGGAGAAAATGCGCCAATACCGCATCGGTCGCTGGGAGGAGTTCGGCTATGAGACGCCCATTAATCCATTCCTGTTCGAGTTGTGGATCTGCACACCGCCGGCAAGCTGGGGCGTTCTTTATATGATCAGAACCGGTCCCGCCACATTCTCGAAATTTATGGTCACTCAAATATCCAAAGGCGGCGCGTTGCCCGACAAATACCACGTGGATAAAGGCACGGTTTGGAAAGGAGATAAAAGAGTTGAGATCCCCGACGAGCAGGCATATTTCAAGCTGTGCGATAGAAGATGGCTCGAACCGGAAAAACGGGAACCGGTTTGGATGCCGGTGGCGCCCTGGGCGCCATAAAAAGGAGCAACCATGAATATTCTTGAAATTCTTGATGAAATCGAAAAGACGTATCCGCAAGATATATTTCCTGACATAACTGAGAGTCAGCGAAACAATGTACTTGCGCGTTACCCTCGCTTTATTGATTGCCAGTCGGCAATGATGGGCAGGCATTTGGCACGTATCATCCGCGAGAAAATCACCGCAGATATGGAATGGCGCGCGAAATACGAAAGTCGTCTTATTGCACACGGCTGCACCAGACAGGATGCGCATGAAACTGCGGAAGGTGCTGACAATCCGGATAATGACGACCCGGAAGGCGCAGCCGATAGCGAACTATCTTATCAACGAAATTGACGGCGAAATAACCCTATGAAAAAACCCAAACCACAATTCCACCCACACGCTCCACGCCGGCTTGTCAAACTCTGGAAAGACTACCCCGCGCATTACCGCATCGCCAAGTATCTCAATGTCAATATCGCGGAAGTCTGGAAAGCTTTGGTGAAAGGTAAAGAACCGGTCAACCAGGATGTGCGCGTCAAATTCGGTTTGCCGCGCAAGCCTCGCAAGCCGCGCGCGGTCAGCGTGCCAAAGATCGTCCCAAACCACATCCGCTGGTGGCGCAGACTTGATCCAACCCTACGCCGTGACCTGATCAAACAGATCTATGACAAATTCTAAAAGGCGCCGCACAATTTGTATCACTTATAGCGAGGTATCCCATGGAAGATGAATTGAAATCACGACTACTATGGTTGATGAAAAATTTCCATAGTGGACAAGCCAGGTCAATCAAGAAACGCGAACTGCTTGTCGAGCTTTATGGCGCATACGCGGCGGCGGACGAGAGCTACAACAATGCGTACGACCGAACGCTGAGAGCGGCGATAGAGGAGATCAACCAGGCTGGCGGGTTGGTGTGTTCGAGCGCGCACGGCGGATACCGGTGAGCGGCAAGCCTGGAGGACGGGCTGGATGCGGCGGAGAGAAACATGAACCGCGCGTTGACGCAGCTAGAGAATGCGCGTCGGCTGGTAAAAAACATGAGAGATGAATTCGGTGGGCAGTTGGCGCTGCGATTGGAATAAATCATGAAAACATTCCGTCCGGATTTGAGTAATTATGAAGTTTATGTCATGGCATTGGTGGATTGTTTGAATGAGAACGCAGTTTTCAAAATGTCTAAAACGGATGCGGTCAAATTTGCAATTGAGAAAGCAGTCAGGTTATTATTACCAGATGTCGTAATCAAACCGAAGCGGAAGAGATATATAAGACTTGATTTATAAGAAGAAAAATGTACATTCCGCTCAAACACTAGTTAGATGGCACTTTGAAAACTTAGATGGTTCTTCGCAGGACGTGAGTAGCGTAACTAAACGCAAGCCGTTCATGGGTCAGTGGTGGGTATGCCGTTCGACTCGGCGTATCGTCGGTATTAGGAAACTCATGTTCTGCACAGAGCCATCTAACAAAGCGTGAACCAGACGCTTCGCCACGTACCAGCGTGGCGCAATAAACTTATAAGGCTTCGCGCTGGTTACGCAAGCCGTTAGCCCGCTCCCGATGGCTTTGTAACGGAGAAGGAAAATAAAATGATCGGAAGAATGTTCAACGTGGTTGTTCACTATGAAGATAAATCTGGTTTGGAAGGTGACATGCCAACAGTAACAATCCTAGCCAAAGATGATGTTGAAGCCAGAGAAGCGGCAATCAGAATGACTTGGAAAATAGATAAGCAAGAGTATCGCAACGACATCAAGAAGGTTTTGTATTGTGAGATCAATAGTGCTGGCACACTCGATGGGCGGGCTAACAAAGCGCGCACCCGACAGGGACAACGTGTCGCCAGTCAGAAGGTCTCTAAATAAAATTGTGGTCTTGCGCTCTCGCCTCTGCGGGTAGCGCAAACCGTTGCCCTCGAAATACCCATCACCAAAGGAAGCCCCCATGAGCACAAGAGGAAGAATCTACTACAGACACCCGATTTATATCTATCACGAAATGAACGATGGTTGGATCTATTTCACCCTGGAGACCACACCATCAATATTGTTTCCGCTTTGCCGCGCTGAGTGGTATTTCAAGATCAAAAGAATGTTTTCGCGCCGGTAATTATGATAAATATAATCAATTGGTTTCTTGCACTAATAAAATCGCATTTTGCAATCATAGACATAGAGAACATCGAGTTTATTTGCAATTGGTGTGAAAACAACGATGTTGATTGTTCAGTAGTAGGTCATACCGATGGCGTTATTGTTGTATATGTCCGAACATGCCAAGAGTGCGGCGGCGTCTCTGTACGCGATCCAGAGGGATTAGGCGGCGCGTATCATCGCCACACCAATCTTCCAAACGGCAGGTAAAATCCTGTCCGCCCTTAGTCCATTCCTTCAAAAGAGACCACGTTAACCACGTGGTCTCTTTTTGTTATTTCTTGACAATAACGTATATCTGTCCTACCATGCGCAAAGACTAGGACAGCTCTCAATCAGCCAGTCCTCGTTTCACGCCTCCGCCAAAGGCGAACGTGGAGCCGCCCTCGTCCACCTTATGCCAACCGAAGAATACGAATTACGCGAACAACTTAAAGAAGTGACGGCAGAGCGCAATGAACTGCATGCCGCACTGGTGGACTTGCGCCTTAAGACGCTTGAAGGCATCCAACTTGACCACGAAACCAGGTTGCGCCCACTGGAAGCCGGACAAGTAAAAGCCAATGTCATCTATTCGCTCTTCACCGGCAACCTGTTGCTTACCATAGTTCTAAAAATCTTTTTCCAATGACGACCAACAAGCGCAAGCCGAAAGCCAAAAGCGCAAAACCAAAGGGCGCGCAACCCGGTAATAAGAACGCACAGCGCCATGGCTTTTATTCGAAGAACTTTACTATCGACGAGAAGAAAAGGCTGGACGCGCAGGACGATGTTGATGTCCTGGCGGAGATCAACCTGCTGCGTGTGATGCTCGACAAACTTAAGAAACAAATCTCATTCGTTGCGATCAAACGCAAGGATGCTAATGATACTGAATTTCGAGACAGCCATTATATAAACCAATTGAATACTCTTGCAGCCATGACCCAAAGCCTGTCCACCCTTGTGCGCACACATTACCTAACGCACGGCAAAGTCGGAGATATCCAGACCTCCATATTGACCGCGCTAGAAGAATTACGCCTTGAGATGGGGATATAGATATGAGTACCATGATCCAGACCATCAAGACCATCGGGCGCACGTTCCCCGCCTTCACTGCCAGAGCAGGCGGTATCAAAATGCGTCCCTATCAGCTCGAGCCAGCAAAGGCAATTCTTAGATCCATTATAGAGAAGCGCGGGGACACCATCGTTCTTATCATCTCACGCCAGGCGGGAAAAGATGAACTGCTGGCAAATCTCTTATCCTATCTCGTTACCCTTTTCGCACACCGCGAAGTCGGGATTGTCGTTGCCAATCCCACCTACAAGCCGCAGACGATCAATGCCATCATGCGGCTTGAAAACAGACTTAAAGCCAACCTGTTGACAAAATCCCAATGGAAGAAACGCAGTGACTATATGCGCATGATCGGCATGGCTACGGTGAGTTTTCTTTCAGGCGATAAAACCGCCAACGTGGTCGGCGCAGTCGCTTCACTCCTGCTGGTCGTCAACGAAGCCCAGGATATTTCACCCGCCAAATATGACAAAGACTTTGCGCCAATGGTCGCAAGCACAAACGCCACGCGCTTGATCGTTGGCACAACTTGGACCAGCCGCACACTACTCGCACGCGAGGAGGACGCCGCCCGCGAAGCCGAAAAGTTGGATGGCGTAAAGCGCGTGTTCGTGTACGACTCCGATACAGTTCGCAAGATCGTTCCCGCTTATGGTCAATTTGTGGACGGCGAGATCGCCAAACTCGGACGCGAACATCCGCTTGTCAAGACCCAGTACTTTTGCAAGCGCATTGACGCGGAAGCCGGCATGTTCAACCCCGGACGCCGCGCTCTGATGCGGGGTGATCAGCCGGCGCAAACCAGCCCGCAGGAAGGTCAGATCTACGCCTTTATCGTGGACGTGGCGGGACAGGACGAAGCCAGCATGCACCTCGATGAAGCCGGCACACAAAATCCAGGACGCGACCAGCTGACCCTCGATATTGTCAGCATTGACCTATCCCAACTCGATACCCTTCAAGCTCCGATATACAGGTCAGTCGCGCGTTTTGCGTGGACAGGTGAAAAGCATACCTCGGTATTCGGCAAAATAAACGCTTTCTGGTCACAGTGGAATCCGCAATACATGGTGATCGACGCAACCGGCGTAGGGGAAGGGCTTTGGGCGATGTTCGACAAGTCTCACCCAACCCGCGTAATCCCGGTCAAATTCACCCAGCAGGTTAAATCAGAGATCGGCTACGGCTTCCTCGCCATCATCAATACCGGCCGCTTCCGCGATTGCTGTCCCTCCACAGAAGTGGATAAGCAGTACGCCGCTTGCACCTCTGAAATCCTAATCGGACCCGCCAAGACCATGTGCTGGTCAGTCCCGGACGGCACGCGCGACGAGAACGGCTTGCTGATCCACGATGATTTTGTGGTGACCGATGCCATGACCGCCGTATTGGACAAACTCGAATGGTCGATCCAATTCGAGACCAGCATCATCGAAGCCGCCGACCCCCTCAAGGAAATGGATAATGCCTACTAAAAAAACTCACAGGTTAAGCTCGTCGAAACCATCCCGCATTGCGCAATTGGAACGCCAGCTTCGAGACACGAACGATGCACTCGAAATGGCGTTGAGCGCCTCCGCCGTCACGGACGATAACTTCTATCCAGGCGGACTAAGCGCGGCATACAACGACCGCAACTCATGGGATCGTAAGAAGGTTTTTTCGGAAGCCTTGCGTGCCTGGCGCGTCAATCCCATTGCCCGCCGCATTGTGCGGCTGACGCGCTCATTCATCATCGGCAAGGGTCTCACGATCAACTGTGACGATCCGCCTACTCTGAAATTTCTGCTCGAATGGTGGCATCATCCCCTCAACAATTTCAATAAGAATATAAAACGTTGGGCGGACGAGGTCACCCGCACAGGCAATCTGTTCTTTCTGTATACAGTGCAAGCCAATGGCATGACCAACCCCCGCGCCGTACCGGCTGAACAGATCGAGGAAATCATCAGCAGGGATAACGACATCGAACAGGAGATCAAATACACCAAAGACTCCACTGGCGTTGACTCCTGGGAAGCCTACGATCCCGAACAAGACTACGGTTCCGAACAAAAGCAGAATAGTTTCATGCTTCACTATGCCATCAACCAACCAGTGGGTTCGGCATGGGGGGAGGGCGACCTGCCTCCCCTGCTGGTTTGGATCGGACGTTTCTCCACCTGGCTCGAAGATCGGGTCAGACTCAACCACTTCCGCACCGCATTCATGTATGTCATCACGGGCTCATATAAGAACGAGACCGAACGCGGCGCACGAGAGAAATTTCTAAATCAAAATCCGCCCAAACCCGGTTCGACACTTGTGTTGAACAAGGACAATGGCGAGACCTGGGAAACGATAAGCCCAAAACTTGAATCAGCCGATGCCAATACCGACGGTCTTGCCATCAAGAAAAATGTCCTTTCAGGTCTCGGTTTCCCAATGCACTGGTTCGCGGAACCGGAGGGTTCCAATCGCACCACCGCGGAAGCCGCCGGCACACCAACTTTCAGAACGCTCGAGGAAAGCCAGGACGAGTTATTCGAGATATTAATTCACATGGCGCGCGTCGCGCTCGAAGTTCGCGCGCGCTACGAAAAAGTAAAACCCGATGCAAAAATCTGGATCGAGGGACCCGACATCACCGAACGGGACAACGCCACGCTTGCGCTTGCGCTCGGGCGCGCCTACCCCAATCTTGCGGATATGCTCGATCGTGACGCGATTGACGCAAAAGAATTTATGCGCCTGGTCTACAAGACCTTCGCGGAGGTCTGGACTGGCACAGTCCCCGATATTCAAAAGAAACCGCTCGTGAGGCCGGCGAAAGACTCACCTTTGATAGTTGATCCCGAAACAGATCCAACAGATCCACAAGAACCAGAGGAGAATAATCCATGAAAAAGAAAAACCAAATCATATTCTACAGCCTTGCTGAAATTCACCAGGTATCACAGTCTGCAAACCGCGAGCAAACACTGGCAGATATCACCAGCGGCAAAACGGAATACATTGAATTTTCCGCACGCGTGTTCAAGGATGGACAGAATAAAAACTTTGTCCGCTTCCGGGATAACGACTTACCCTCATTTTCAAACTCATTCAAAAACGCCCCTTTCCTTCGCAATCACGATATAGACAGCATCGAAAGCAGAGACGGAACCATCAAGTCGTCCAAGTTGGAAAATAACGCCATGATACAGACCATCCGTCTCACCACGCGCAAAGGAATGACCGCCTATCTGGAAGGTCAGATAGACCGCTTCTCAATCGGGTGGAGAGCTGAGAAAACGCTTTGCTCAATTTGCGGCAATGATTACAGCGACTACAGCAAGTGTCAACACATTCGAGGTCGCCTATATGAAAATAAATATTGCGAATTAATCATGGTCAATCCAAAAGGCATAGAGACATCCGCAGTCAATGATCCCGCCGTTGATGGGACTGGCATTCTCCAATCCATTGATGACACCAAACTCAAAGTAATCGGCAATCTAAACGCCGTTACCCGCGCGAAAGCGTCACATAAACCCTTGACCAAAGGAGGTCAAATGAAAAAGAAAGTGAAAGTTTTAGTTACAGATCCCGAAACTAACGAGCAATCCGAGGTCGAGGGAGAGCAGATTGAGCAGTCCCTGCAGGAACAGCAGATCGAAGCCAATCAGCTTGCCGCCACCAGGTTGTTGGGCGAAACTCAACGACAACAGGAACAAGATGCACAGTTGGAGATGAGCCGCAAGACCCTCGTTTCCATGTGCGAGCACCTGCTCACCGTTGGACTCTCCACCTCCCGTCTGCCTGATGTCATGCAGACAGAGATCAGAGACCAATTCAAAGGACGCACGTTCGAAGCTACTGAATTGAACACCGCCATCAGTAAGAAACGTGATGTGCTGACCGCCCTCACCAGCGCGGATAATGTTCAGGGACCCGGGCGCATTACCAATATGTATAACGTGGCGGACGATTTCGCCCTCGCGGTCGCGGATATGTTCGGTCTGCCTCGCGAGCCTGGTCAGGAAAACCGCAAGGTTCACCGCCTTGACGGCATCCTGCAAGCCTATAAGATGGCTACAGGCGATCAGTTCTTCACCGGCGGGTACTTCCCTGAGTTCGCCCTGGTAACCGCCAATTTCCCAGGCATCGTCGCCAACGTCCAAAATAAGATGTTGATCGACGCCTGGAAGGACTTCGAGGAAGCCTACGGCTGGTGGCAGCAGATCGCCACCATCGAACATTTCACCAACCTCAACACCGCCACATGGGTTCGCACCGGCACGATCGCCAGCCTGCCCTCCGTTGCGGAACGCGGAGATTACACCGAGTTGCCGATCGGCGACATCAAGGAAACCTCCGAATGGGGTAAGTATGGCGGCTATGTGCCGTTGACCATCGAAGCCGTACTGCGCGATGATCTGCGCGCATTCCGGCGCATGCCCTCCGAAGTCGCTCTTGCCGGCATTCGCAATATCTCCGAACAAGTTGCCGCGATCTTTACGCAAGCCTCCGGCGCAGGTCCAACCATGACGGATGGCGGAGCGTTGTTCAATGCCACCGCGCAGACCACCGCCGGCGGACATGTCAATCTTTTGACCACCGCACTCGGCACGGACTATACCGCCTGGAACGCGGTCGCGCTTGCCATGTATAAGAAGAAACTGATGGTCAAGAATGCCGGAGGTTACTACGGCACAGGCAAGCCGCAGGCATTAAAGCCGAGCATCTGCCTTGTCCCCGCAGATCTGATCACCGCCGCTGAAGCCTTGTTCATCCCACGTTGGGAAGCACAGGCTCAGAACGTGCCGGCTACCGCCTCCGTTCGTTGGGGCGGCAAGGTTCAGCCTTTGGCTGTCCCCGAGTGGACAGATGCCACAGATTGGGCGGCTGTCATTTCTCCCAAGCTTCGCCCAGGCGTCATGTTGGGTGAGATCTTCGGCGTCAAGCCTCAGATCTTCTCCGCCGCCTCCGAGATCGACCCCGCCATGTTCGCGAATGACGAGAGCCGCTTGAAGGTCAGGCAATTCGTGACAGTCGGCGTTGCGGACGATATGCCGTTGCACAAGTCCAACGTCTCTGGTTAAACCGTAAAACAATTCATTCACCTTTGGTGGCGCGCTGCGCGCCACCAAAGGAATTAGTCGCACTGACTCACCCTAGCCAGTGAAAAAAGGAGTAAATATCATGGGTTACGTACACGATCCAAACCTATCTCTTTATATCCCGCCCACCGCCATGATGCCCATCACAGGCACCTGGACGGAAGTTGCGGGACAGGTCGCAGGAACGATCTGCAAACACAAGGCCGCCGCCGCTGAAACATCCATTGTTTACATACCAATCCCTTTGCCGAGTCATAGCGGAGTGGACGCCGGGGGCGTGGCAATCAAGGGCAGTCTGATCGAATCGATCGAATTCGATTATGAAGTCTTGATCGCGGCTTGCACTTCCGTTACAGCCGCACTCACCAAGATCAAGCGCGGCGCGGATGGCTCGGTTGCGGTTGTTTCAACCATCACAGCCACCCAGGACCTCACCGCCGCGACCGATGCGGCTGATGTGGATCAACACAAGTTGACCCTCACCGTCACGACTCCGTTCTACATCGAAAACGATGAAGAACTTATCGCAACCCTGACCTGTATTGCCGCCGCCACAACCACGCTGGATATTTTGGGCGCGGTTGCCAATTACACTGCGAGGTTGTAGATGTTAAATCTCGCCTCCAAATATGCCAGGCTCAAGGGCACTTTCGTAATTGAGGGCGCGTATAAACTACACGATGACGGTTCGATCACATTCGTGCTTGCGTCGGGTCCCAAGTTGACCAGGACCGAGGCTGAGCTTCTCGCCGCCATTCAAAAACTTGAAGAAGCGCAGAAAGCCGCCTTCGGCTCGGTCATCCACACCAACGAGGAAGCGCGTGAGTCTGTCAAGACTCTCACGCCCACTCGCAAACCAAAGGAGAAATAAATCATGGAATTCCAAACTCTCGTTGACGTACTTAAAGGCTTCGGCTTGCCGGGTCTGCTCGCCGCCGTAGTAATCCTGCTCGGCGTCTACACCGCGAAGAAAGGCGGATTGGTTGCCACCGGTGATCAGGCTCGCCTTGCCAATGTGGTTCTATCGGCAGTCCTTGCCGGATTGAGCGATGACCCACAGGCTGAAGCCGCGCTCGTAGCCGTGCTCGCCAGCCTGCTGGCTGCCCTCGCCTTTACCACCCTTGAATGGGTCGGTAATCGTATCCCCAAAGGATAGTTCTACCAGAGCGGGCGGACCTCCTCCCCGCCCGCTCTGCAATGGCTTATTATCGAAAATAACAAGCCCCACCCTTATTCTTTTTTACAATTTACGAGTTATCCATCATCCACACCGAATTAGAGGCTAAAACGCCGCAAGGCGGCATACGGAGAGCACTATGTCCAAATCCCTTACAACCCTGATTTCGAATGTCCAATCCCTACTTCTGGATGACGGCACGCGCTTTTCGACCGCCACCGTGACCGCCGCCGTAAGGTCGGCTCTTAAAGAGTTCAATCAACGCGCTCCCGAATACAAGGGTGAATTAATGGACGTGGTATCCGAGCAACTCGAATACAATCTCAACGCTACACCTTATGCCAATATCCTTGACGTGATCTCCATCCTAAAACAAGGCACGGACACATACCTCGACAACAACATTGAATTACCCTTTGATTATTATTGGGAAAATGGCGGACCGATGTTCCGCTTGCGTACCGCTCAATCTTCAGGTTATCTCATGGTGCGCTTCACCATCCCCTATATCGTCAATGGTCTTGACTCTGAAGTCGAGTCAACTCTGCCGGCATATTGGGATGACGTTTTGATCGATGGCGCGTGTTTCTGGTCAGCGCAGATCCGTTCCGCCGGGCGCGTCGAACCATTCAACCTTAACGATAAGGTTTCGGAAAACTGGATCGATATTCGCCGTTACTTTCGTCAGGCGTTCGATCACGGACTCTCGCTTGCCGCGCGCAGAAAGCCACCAGTCAGTGAGCCAAACGTGGCATCATGGAATGACTCTTATCACAGTTGGACTTCGTAATCAGGCGTACTAAATGCGAACTCTTGCATCAGAACTCACGCAGGCACTTGAAAGCGGATCCTATTCCGTTTATTTCAATTGCAAGGTTTACACAACCACTCTCTATGGTGAGTTCCAGCCCATCAAATATAAACTCACAGGGATGAACTTAAGCATAACCGTATATGGCATCGTGCCCCAATCCACAAGCATAATGTCCGTGGAAGTTGAGCTCGAAAGAGGCGTCACGATTTCAGGTGTCAATTATGGCGTCACTACATCAAAATTTACTGTCGTCGATGGTTTTACAAAACACTTCGACTCAACTAGCGTCATCTCGGAAATCATCTGTTCATTGATCCCTCCTATATATGTGGATTTTCTTGCAGACACCACCTACGAAGCTGTCATCACCGCCTATTGCACCGCCATAGGCAAAACCGCAACATTCAAAAATTCAACAATAGACTTTTGGCAACAACAATTTTATATTACCGGTCAGCGCTATATCTCCGAAGATGCTCGCGACTTCCTTTCCGTACTCAACAGCAAACTTGTATATTGTTGTGACAACGGTAATGATGACATCTTATTCTATTATGCACTCGATGTGCCAGTCAGCACTGATTATGGCATAACTTCCGTTCTTCCTCCAATGTACGGTACTGGCATGCCACTTCGCCGGCGTTTTTATGCCTTAGATGAATTCAGCAATCCCCGTTCAGCCGGTACCGCCACTGATCCAGTTTATGATCTCGGCTTTATTTCGTCACTTGATCCCATGCCAACCACATATACTCAATCACAACCTTTCAAGTCAACACCTATGCCCGTCCACCTTAAATATCAGTCCGGAGATTATGTCAATTGGAATTCAGGTACGCTGACACCCTATCCCATAGAAGTTACCGAAAATTTCAATAAAGACAGCACGAAACTCAAATTCAATGTTGAATTATCCCAATTGGAATATTTCAATATAGGCACAAATGGCAATATTGTCCGCATCGTTTCTGAAATACCCGTCAACGCCGATAACGGTGACTTAATATACAATACCTCAAACAACACATTCTATATTTACATAAATGGCATATGGGTTCCCATCGGCACGGGTGATCTCAACACATATGCCATATTGCTTGAAAATAATGATTTTTGTTTACTCGAAAATGACGACATTTTGTTACAAGGATAAATCCCATGGCAAATCGTAAATTATCAGGGTCCACCGAACTTGCAGCAGAACCCGCAGACGACGATCTCGTTATGGTGGTAGACGTCTCCGATGCGACTGATGGCGCAGGCGGTACAAATAAAAGAACTTTATGGTCAACACTCAAGGGCTTGTGGACACGTCACGATCTGGCAACCGCCGCAAATGATTTTCTAATCGCAAGCGGATCCGGCGTCTTTGTCAAGAAAACCCTGGTTGAAACAAAAGCCGTGCTCGGCTTAACCATCGTTCAACCCGCTGTAAACATACTCACCTTGACCAACGCAGCGGCTTCTACGCTTGCACTCAATATCACTGCGGCTAAAACTCTCACTCTGACGGCAACAGATAATTATGCCCTAACTGTAGCAGGTACAGCATCCGTCGCTGGCACAAACACAGGTGATGTCACCCTCGCAGGAACTCCAGACTATTTAACTATATCTGGTCAAGCTATCACACGCGCACTGATCAATCTAACTACGCATGTCACTGGAATACTGCCCTCTGCAAACGGTGGAACGGGCGTAAATAACTCTGGCACACTGACCAATGCCACCAATACCACAATAACCGGAGGTGGAACTCTGGCTCTGGCTGGTTACACATTGACAGTTCCCGCCACAGGTACGGCGGCGTTATTGGGTACGGCAAATGTATTTACTCAACAAGTTACTATTAGCGGAGCTACTCTCTATATAACCGGAACATCATTTATTCCGCTTAAATTGGAAAGAATTTCAGATGATGCGAACTCACAGGGGCTTCGTTACGTAAAAGCCAGGGGGACGCCAAGTGTACCCACAGGTATACAATCTGGCGACCAAATAGCAAGATTTATGGCTATTGGGTATTTAGATGATGGCACATTGCCCAACGCCGGATCTGGTGAAGATTTCATAACAGTAAACGCATCTGAAAACTATACTAGCACAGCCAGAGGCAGATATACGTCATTCAAAACTACTTCAATAGGATCTATAAATAGTACGGAACGACTGAGAATTGATGCTGCTGGAAATTTTGGCTTTGCCACCACAACACCTACTAATCTGCTAAGTCTTGGCGGCAATGCCGCAAGAATAGTATGGATGGAGCGCCACACAACTTCTAACACAGCAGGCAATACACTGACCATCACCGCTGGCGGAGCAACAGCCTCGGCTACCAACAAGGCAGGCGGAGCGTTAATACTGCAAGGTGGCTTGTCCACTGGCTCGGCTGAAAGCGGCGTGACCATTCAAGGCTGTGTGGCTGGAGCATCTGGTACGGCGGATAGAACGCAGACAACCATGATACAGGTACTCGGAAATAAAATCGGGCTATTTTCATCCACGCCCGTAGTCCAACAAACTGGCTGTGCTGTGCCAACTGATTTAGCAACAGCCATTACTGCAATCACTGCGCTTAGAACAGCATTGAATAATTATGGACTCACTACCGTAGTTTAGGAGAACAAAATGATTGACATAAAAACATTCAAAGAAAAAGTTCTAGCGGGCACAGCATCCATCGTGCGCCTGAAAGCGGACTTCCCCGAAGCGGCTGAGTATGCCGTGTACCAGAAGTCGTTTGATGGAAACGGAGAGGCATTGCCAGACGAAGTGACTGCCATTCGAAAGGTGGACGTGGACGAGTTCCGCGAAAAACTGGCACTTGAAACGGCGTTCCTGGCTGAATTGGATGCAATGAAGGCACAGGTGTAACATGCAAAATTATAAAGAACTCAAAGCAAAAGGCGTCATCACGCTGGTAAAAACTGAATTGGGCGTCGTCATTCATCGCAAAAAATGGGACGCTGAAACTGGACTACCCGTTGCCCCCGAACTGACTACAGTGGTTGAAGCCGCGTTGCTGGCAGAGAAAACCAGTTTGCAGGCTTCCACTGTGGCCCGCATGGCTGAGATAGATGAACTGTTGGCAGATGTGAAGAAGGCGAAGAAATGAAACTAAAATTATCGCAGTTGATTGAAGCAACCCCCGCATTGGCACGTTTGGGTGCTGAAAAATGCTCGGGTAAAATGGTGTATAACATCAGTCGCAATATTCGATTAATCGAGCCGGAACTCAAAGAATATGAAAAAGTCCGCATTTCCCTGGTTGAGACCAAATATGGTGAGAAAAATGTAGATGGCGAGATGGCTGTCCCACAAGCCAAAATCAAAGCTTTTTTAAAAGAGCTTGAAGAACTGCAAGCCGAAGAAGTCGAGTTGGACATTCGGCAAGTGACTTTATCAGAGGACTTTTCCATCTCCCCAATTGATTTATATCTGTTGGACTGGATGTTTACTATATAAGCAATCGGCATAGCCTCCGCAGAACCGCTTCGGGCATAAGTGCGTTTGCCCTCGCAGAACCATCAGACGCTTCGGCATAGCCTCCGCAGAACCAAAGTTCTTCGCCCCCTAAGTTCACCACATAAGCGCACGCGCTGTCCCCCTAAGTTCAAATAACGCTCCGGGCAAGCCCTCGCAAACCTATTTCCGCTGTTTCTAAGTTTACCTGCCACCCTAAACCCGCAAGGCTTTCAGCCCTCATGGACGTGCCAAGCGTGCGGGGGGGCGCGGATTACCGCGCCAGGCGGATTACCGCCGCAACCCCGCTGGCACATTCGCCGCGAGTACGCGGTTGCGTGTTCAGGGAACCCGTCAGGTGTCTGTGAAACACAGCGGCAAATCCGTGCCGTTCTAATTCAAAGGAGTTCGTCGTGTTCACATTCTCAGTTTTTAGCTTCCGTTTCCTTGTTTCATCAAAAGGCATTCGTCTCTTTTCTCGTCCAGTCGCAGTCCGCATCTTCGGTCGCATAGTTCAGTTGCCCTGGGGTCCTCGCTAAGCCCCACAGCCTCGCTTCGGCGGGGTTTTTTTATGCTTCCAAACAAGTAAAGCGGACAGGAAACAGCGGCTTGATTACAAGCCCGTTTCCTGTCCGCTCTTTGTCCTTGTGTCCGCCTACCGCGCATAGTTCGCACGGACGGCAAGCGCGGACGTTGCCCGCTTGCCAGAACCGCCAACGGCGCAAAACAAGAACGCAAGCTCTGCCCCTCTCCCCTCCCGAACCCAACCCCTCGCCCCGCCGCCGCTTACAGCCCTCCTCGTCCCTCGTCGGCTTCCAGCGTCGAGCGGTGTGTTGAAATCGGGATAGGGGAAAGGGGCGTTCACACGCAAACCCCGCGCAGTAGCGCGGGCGTGTGCTTGCGTCCTGTTTTGAATACCCGCCTTGATGGTAAAAAGCATTGAAAGATACAAACGGCGCGGACGTTGTTCACTCATGGCACTGTTCACACGCCGCGCCAGAACCTTCAAGGTAAGGCGCAGGCACAGCCTTTTACGCGAATGCGTGCTAATGCCTTCAAAACCCATTCAGGCAACTGCCCGCCCCGCGCCGTGGACGCTTCGCACTAAAAGGTACAGCCTGGACGCGCCAAAACCAGCGCCATTGACGCAAACAATTCATTCCTTGCCACAAGCCACCCCAAGCCTGCTAAAACCAAGAGCGGCAGTCTCGTTTCGTCTTTTAGGCAATTCCCTTTTTGTTTCGCGCAAAGGCTTCAAGCCTTCGGCACACTTCTATAAATCAAAACCATCCCCGCTGACAATTTTCCCGGGACGAGACCTTAATCCTACACCCTACGTTCAAACCCAAATTCAAAATCAGCGCTCATAGCCGCGTGGCTGGGGACTCTGCGCGAGTACGCACATTCACCGCTCGCGCCTGGACAAGTGCGCCGCCTCATTCCCCTCTCACTGCGGCAGAAGAAAAGACAGAGCGGCGACAAGTGATCCGCCAGAAACGCGCCACGCACAGAACCGCCTTCGTTCCTGTTGGAATTCGCAACACGAAGGCGCAAGCGGACTTGACAGGATATTGATTATATATATAATTCAAGTAAAGGAGTTTCTTATGAGCGAACCTAAAGGCAAGTACACAGTAAAAGCACAACATGGAGGCAAGCGCGTTGCAGGCAAAGGCAAGAAGATCGGCAGACCCGCGGAAAGCATCGGCACCAATCCAAAGAATTACCTGGACTATCTCGATGATGAAACTATCCAGTCATTAAAGCAAATCCATCCCATAAGATCAACAGCAATACGCATCATCGCAAAGCAGTTCAAAGAATAAACTCTGTTCGTAAACACAAAAAATGGCGCGGCTGATTACAGCCCGCCATTTTTTGTGTTTAAACTAAATCCTTCATTTTTAAAAACCACATACACTTCTATACAACCCCACACAGATCACAAGCAAAACCCTGCTGGTAAGTCGCTATGGCGTTTTGCGGCTTCACAAAATGCAAGAACGTTCAGCCCAAAACGTCCGCGCAAGTTCTATTGAAAGAAAATCCACAGACCGCCAGTTCCATTATATGGCTCAGGATAAAAAATACGCAAGCGCTGGACTCGCGGCTTACCGCGGCCAGCACCTCCTGAGCGGGGCTAGACGGTGGGGGGCGAGTACGCCACGGCGCATAAACCAAGAGCGCGCCGGAAACCCCACCAGCCCCAGTCGCCCTACGGATTGCGTATTTTTTACCTTCGCATGGCGCACAGCGCAATTAGGCGGTCAGTGTATTTTCAGGGCAAGGCAAAGACCAAACCCGCACCAACCCCTCCCAGGCAGTTGCTTCGGTTTCCTGTCAAATTTTCTCCGGGCGGCGATCGCAAAATGTCATATATTTGTTAAGGTCATTGTAAGGTCACTTTACTTGCATTATATATATAAATCAAGTAAAATTCCCCAATGAAAACCAATCTTGAAAATAAACAAATCCTTATCGGCGGCGGGCGCAATGTCCAGCCATCCAGCGCGGCGGGTCTCGCATGCGCAAAATTCGCAAGCTCCTACCCAGGCATCATTAATACAGGCTGTGCCACTGGCGCCGATGCGATCGCGCTGCACAATG